AAAATAAGCCATTGTCGTTTAGACAATGTTTTGTTTGTAATTATCACCTTTTTCTCGGCTTTAAATTGCCGGCTTTTGCGAAAATTTACCCTTTCTTTGCTACCTACAACTTTTTGTAGTACACTCCCTTGTCATTTTAGGAGACTATCTAGCTTGATAGTAAGAAAAACGCCGTATGTGTCTGGGACACGATTCGGCTACCTTTATGGTATTGATGACAATTTTATCTTAGTTTCGTAAAACTAAGCATTTCTTAATGACCTTAGAAATGACCAAGGCCTTTTATGTACACCCAGCAGTACTTTATGTGCTGGGTAGTGAAGTAGCTTCCACGATTGGTGCTACAGTTCAACCATGAACTCTTCCTCAGAGGCTTGCAATGACGATTTCTTAATAGTATCTAGTAAGACTCAACTTGGAGTTGACCCAACCAAGAAAATAAACCAGGTCGCCTCGTTCCCGTTGGAACAAAACTCTGATACCGATAGTCTACTTCAGAACACAGTAATGTCTTTTGAAGGTCGTAGTGTGGGGAGCACTCAAAACTCCCTAGCATCGGATGATGCGATTCCATTGAGAAGTGTTTTTGATGTGAAGACTCAAACTTATAGTTTTGAAGATTGCTCGTTAGAGTATTTGCAGCATGAGTTTCGAGAATGCCCGCGCGGCATTTTTACTTACCATAGGCGTTCGCCTAGTGGTGAAGTGAGTCTTGAATCATTAGAAGAAATCTTTTCTGAATGGAAGTTGGTTGAGAAGAAAAAGAGGAGGAAGGAGAAGAAGCCTCCATTGTGTTTGGAATCACAAGTGGAGGATGTTGAGTTGAATGAGGATGTTTGTTTGAGGCCAATGTCCTCACATGTAGTGACGTCTAAGCGGTTTAACATAAAAGAGGCAAGGAAAAGAGTCGCAGGACAAAAGCGATTGAGGGACAAAATTGTTCCTCATGCCGACGAAGATGATGTTGAGAATGATTGTGATGATGACAGTGTCAGATTAGTACAGGAGGAATTGATTTCCAACTGTGATGATCCACAAGAACTTCTCAACAAGTTTCCTCTTGATGAGGGTACTGAAATACCGGAAAGCGTTGTTGAAATTATACAGCGGCTTCCAAAGCAACTTCCAAAAGGGGGGGTTGCTGACAAGTGGATGCACCACTTTGAAAATATTTGCATCTACGCATACCAAATGTGTCGAGCCGAAACGTTGATGGATTGTTTTGTTGCTACTCTAGCTTACATTAAGATGAATTTTAATAGAAGTGTGTGTGAGTTTGCTAATGAGATAGTTCAATCGATTATAGGTTTGGCTGAAAAAGGTCCCAATTCTTCAGAGTTGGATGAGGTTATACCTCATGCGTGGAATGCTAAAATGATCGTATCTCGATGGGAAACTTTGAAAACTAACACTGTTTTTGGCAAGGTTAAGTATTTGATTTCTGCTGCTATGACTTTGCCTGTTTTGAACATGCAAGATCGCAAATTTGAGTGGAACCCTTTTGGGTTTAAACTCATGCAGATAGAAGCAATGAAAGAACAAGCTAAGGCAGTTGACGTAATCGATGCTATACTGAGAACTTTTCAATGGATTGCGGACACAGGTAGCGAAATTGTTGCTACCGGGTCATTGGCGCCTATTCTTTATGATGATGCCACGATGAAAGCTTTCAATGATGAGTACGATTGGTTGAATGCAAATGGCGATTTTGCCATTGCAGGAAATTTTGATGATCGCATTCCAGGAGCCTGTAAAGACATTCACGAGTTCGAGAAACGCCTAGATGGGTGTATAATTCGTTGTTGTGAATTGAAAGCCGTCAAGACT